CTTCAATACAATCACTCGCGGTGGCATTCCACGTAAAACACTGAATGTAATTCTAGCTGGCACTGGTGTCGGTAAGACTTTGATCATGTGTGACTTTGCCGCTACGAATATGATGAACGGTAAGAATGTATTGTATATTACACTCGAAATGGCAGAAGAGCGTATTGCCGAGCGTATTGATGCGAATCTAATGAACGTGCCTCTGAATGAACTTGAAACGTATCCAAAAGAAACTTATCAGACTAAGGTAGAGCGATTACAGAAAAAGACACAAGGTAAATTGATCATTAAAGAATATCCACCTGCATCTGTAGGTGCTGGTCACTTTCGACATCTCCTGAATGAGATGAAACAGAAAAAGAACTTTGTACCAGATGTGATCTATATCGATTACTTAAACTTGGCTATCTCTTCTAGAATGAAGATGGGCGGCAGTGTTAACAGTTACACTTATATCAAGTCGATTGCTGAAGAACTGCGCGGTCTTGCTGTTGAATTCAATGTGCCTCTCTTCACAGCGACACAGACAAACCGAAGCGGTTTCACGAACTCTGATGTCGGTCTCGAAGATACGTCTGAGTCGTTTGGTCTGCCTGCTACTGCTGACTTTATGTTCGCGGCAATCTCAAATGAGGAACTCGAATCTCTCGGACAACTGATGATTAAGCAGTTGAAGAATCGATATGGTGATCCTGCACTGCATCGCCGATTCGTTGTTGGTGTTGATCGATCACGCATGAAACTGTATGATGTTGAACAGGACGCGCAAGACAATATTGGTCCCAGTATTGATGACACGCCTGTTATGGACAATACATCGTTTGGTCGTGGTGTGAACCGCGAGAAGTTTGACAAGTCATTGTTTGACACATGGAAGTAACATGCATAGAATAAGATACAAACATTGGAAAAGAGATGATGTAATATATGAAGTTCAAGGTACAATATTACATGATAATCCTGAGTCTGAAAGAATTGTCGTAAAACTTGAAAACGAACATTACGAAGACATCATTAAGACAACGATTATTGAGATTGAGGAAATTGTGAATGATTGAATATAGATTTAATGAAGACAAGCTGATTGAAGAGTTCAAGCAATATATCGATTCGACATATAAACAACACTATGTCAATGCTGGCAAACAAACGATGGATTCAATCATCGCAAAAGGACATGGTACTGGCTTCTGTCTCGGCAATATTGAGAAGTATCATGATCGATATGGCAAGAAGGGCGAGACACCAGAAGAGTGGAGAAAAGACCTGATCAAGGTTATGCACTACACGCTGTTTCAATTGTTCATTCATGACAAGGAGCATTCAAATGAAGTTTCGGATACTTAGACATTGTTGGTGGATGTTTTGGGCAGGCGGCATGGTCGTCTACCCTTTCATATTTTTCAGAATGAGATATCCGACTGAGCAACTATTCAAACACGAGTTAATGCACTGCTATCAGGTTAGAAGGATGGGCATACTCAAGTTTTATTTTACATACGTCCTGCTGTACATTCGTCACGGCTACAACAATCATCCCTATGAAAAAGAGGCACGAGAGTACGCTAGATTGCCTCTAAATCCGAACGAACAGGTGTGGTTCGCAGAACTCAAAAACGTTAATTTTTAATAAAAAATAAATCAAAAAACGCTTGACAGGCACCTCAAAACCAGCGATAATTCTCTATGTTGTTGGTGAGATTGAGGTGTTCTGTTATGAAAATTGGTTATAAAGAAGCCGCCGAAGCGTTAGAAGTTTATGACTTGGCGATGAGCTATGTTGACTGGGCAGAGGCAAAGCATGATGTGAGCTACCAGGAAGTCATTGGAGCGCAGGCAGTGTTGCGTGAAGTAGTTGCCCACTGTGATCCTATAGAAGCTCAGGCCGACGAATTCGCCGCGATTCTGCGAGACATGTAAGTCATTGATTTCATTACTTATTTCTTTTTGTTATTTGCCCGTGATTTCTTATGAAAAACTGTTCTCAGAAAGTGTGAATATTGCATTGTTTTCTATGGCTACCTGTGAGATAATACTCCTGTAACGTTGATTGAGAGAGAGATTTGATTATGGCTTACGTATCACAAGAAGACAAAAAGCGACTTGCTCCTGGTATCAAAGCGGTACTGAAAAAGTACGGCGTGAAAGGCACTATCGCTGTTCGTCATCACATGTCACTGGTCGTGACTCTGAAGAGCGGCAAGCTCGACCTGATCGGGTCTGCCCAGCGACACAATGACCAGTTGGCGGCTCGCCGTGGTGAAGAGTCTTACCCAGTCGGTGACTATCTTCAAGTAAACCACTTCTGGGCTGACAAGTGGGCTGAAGAGACTGGTGATATCGAGATCGGTAACTTCTACAAAGAGTTGGTAGCGGCCATGAAAGGCGACCAGTTCTTCGATGAGTCTGATGCCATGACTGACTACTTCCACTGTTCGCACTACCTTGACATTGATGCTGGTAAGTGGAACAAGCCCTACGTCTTGGAGGCCTGAGTTCTTTGGTGAGTGTGTGCGTTCGAAAATTGCTACCGATTGCTATGTTGCACCACTCACTGTTTTTTATTCGGAGTTTGTTATGAAAAATCCAGTTGCTAAGAATGCTCGCCGCTTTAACAAGGCAGTGGTCATGGTCGACCGTAAAAAGGCGGCAAAGCGTGGTTATAACAAACACAAATCTTATAACAAAATATTCTAAATTTTGTTGAAAAAAAGTTTGACTTCCTTGGCTACCTGTGAGATAATTTGTTTGTTGAGTTGAGAGGTCTGGCGCGATTCTTCGCTAGGGACTCCGAGTCCACTGCTCCTCTCTTCCCCTTTTTCTTTTGAGGAATATATTATGAAAGCAATCATCCAAACCCAACACCTCGAAAACTACGGTGCCCACGACTGGGACGGTAAGGGCGAGTGCCCGCAGTACTGGAAACCCAAGGGTGGCAACACCTACATCTTCGATATCACTATCGAGGAGAACATGTCACGCGAGTGGTGGGCGCGTGTTGAGTCTGCTTGCACCAGCAAGAGCGAGTACTTCCAAGAGTACTCCGTTGGTGAGACCGTGGTCGATGATATCGACTTCAATGTCGCTGACCACTGTGCTGAGTGGGATGCACCGTACTATGGCACGGTCAAGGACGACCGTGTGTCTTTCACTCGCACCACTCTCAACACCGAGTTCGGTTATATGCGCAAGGAAATTGTGAAGCAGTTCGATGCGTATGACGTATTGAACAACGGCGAGAACGTACACCACGGTGTTTCTTATGAGATGGTGAATGGCGATGTGGTCCTCTTCAAAGACCTCAGCGCGTGGTTAGAAAAGTATGCACCTGCGGAGTTTCATTTAATGAGGCAGCTTCATCAAATGGAGGTGGCGTAATGACTATCGAAAAAATTGAAGAAAAGATGAAGGCAATTCAGATTGCAGAATCTTGTATTAACAGCGTGTTGTCGGTAAATCCGTCTGCTGTAGATCAGAGTGTTTTTGGTCTGCTGGCAGAGTTGAAGATGGACCTGCTTGACGCGAAAGATGAATTGATGTTTGGAGAAATTGCATAATGGAAAATACTTATTGGAATCAGACTGGCAAGTATCAAGAGCAGTACAATCAGATGATGGACGATCTGGTGCCTGTAAGCGGCAACTGTGACACACTTGCTGGTGAGTTGGTGCGTTCCGCGAGTCGTCTCGGTTATGACTTCTACAACAATGGCATGGGCAACAATACGTCTGGTGCGCTGAACTTCCTAAAGCATCATTCTGCCATTGATGATGATGTCTATGACACGATCTATGAGTACACTCGCGGTCGTATTTACAATGGCAACTATAACGGTGATGTTTTTCACTACGCTATCGAGCGAATGATCGACCAGACAATGGCGATGATTGTCAACAATCCTGTGTTGCTCACGATTGAGAACAAGGAAGATATGTTCGATTACGAAGAAGAGTTCCAGAACTTCTGCGAGACTTGTGGCGATGAAACCGACCGCGGCTGGCAGTGTTATGACTGTGAGCGATATGATGAGGAAAATTGTTACGATGAGGAAGAGGACTACGCATGAGAGACGCAACTATTTGGTTGGTAACTTATAAGGGTCAGACTGAATCGCCTTATACTTGGTCCGCAAATTACTTCGAACAGGCTCGTAATCTGATGAAAGAACTTGAGAATGAGTTTCCAGATCGCGAGTGGGACATCGAAGAGAAAGATGTCTCTTAGAGTCTTATGGTGCAAGTGATGATGAACTCGTCCGCTCTCACGCGAGCCTTTAACTTCTCGGTGCAGTATTCTTCTGCACCTACTATCTTCACTTTAGGCAATTCGCCTTTCTCGTGTTCAATGTCGATACTTGAACAACCGACCAAGAAAATAATGAAAACTATTAACAGTATTTTCATACATTTTATTTATAAGGAAAAACGATATGCTGAATAATATTTTCATCTTTTTATTGACAATCTTTTGGTTATTCATTACAATTGGTATTATACTGTTGCAAATCGACAGAGATGAATATAGGAGAACGAAGCATGACGATGCCGTACGAACGCAGACGCGCAGTGATTCAGACTGAAGAATTTCTACGCGGTTTGTGCAGAGATATACCACGAGTGCCTAAGGCTGTTCGTGAAGAAGCGCGGCGATTGCTTAAACATTATCCGTCTGCGTACTATATGGATGAAGCCGCTGAACAATGTCCTGATATTTTTGGAAACTGGAAAAATGAGAAATAGATACGGTGATGAATATTATTGGCAACAGATCGGTGAGAAAGAATATCGGTTTGTAATGGAAGGCAAGTCGATGGACCACTGTCGTATCGGCGGTAAACCATTTCAAGAAGGACTTGATCCGAATGACCTTGGCATGTTTGATCCGAGTGGTGGTCCTTATGTTGGAGTTGGTAGTGGAATCTACTGGGATGAAATCAAAGGTGCTGAAAAACAAGAACCTTTGACTGTGACACGAATTCGCTCGACTGATGAAGGCTTTATTGTTGAGGTTGAGTGATGAGTGACTATTATCCCGACAGTTGGGTTGTACTGAAAATCAAAGAAGGCAAGTATGATCGTGGATTCTACAAAGTGCTTGCTGGTTGGTCAGGCGGTTATCTTGAGGGTGACCGCTGGCGAATGAACAGTGGTATTACTCGTGTTGTTGAAGAAAATAAATCTTGGGAGTTTTATGGTTCAAGCGGTAGTTGCTATGTTTGTCGCAAAGGTGCTTACCGCTTGACTATGGCAAACAGTGGAGTGTATAATCAACTCAAAGAGAATGAAGCATTCGAAGGGCAGATTACACTGATGCCTGAAGACACGAATTGGATGGAGATTAAGTGGTGAATGAACTTATTGAACACTGCCTGTATGAATCAGGTTTGACCGCACAGGGATGCTGGGACGAACTTGACGATTATGCTAAAGAGGCGATTGAAAGATTCGCAAAGTTGATTGTTAAAGAATGTTCCGACAACGGTCACAGGTGGAATTATGATAGTGAAACTTGAAGAAGACCCGTTGACAGGCGAACTGATCTTGCCTTTGCCTGATGAGATTATGGAAGAACTTGACATCGACATCGGTGATGAGTTAGAATGGATAGATAATGAAGACGGTACAATTACAATTCGTAAATTTGATTTTAGGAGATATGCGCAATGAGTGAGTTCAAATTAGATGTCGATGCTGGTACTTGGTTAGATGCTAAAGGCGCAACGACTACAGTATTCATTGGTGATGCATGTGAACCATGTGTAGAGATTGTAGAGACATATGAAGAGTTGATCGATAAAGAACTTCAAGCACATTGTGTCGGCGATTTGATCCTCAAAAGAAATCAACCAGACGCGGAAGAATTTGTGAATGCGATGGCTGAAGCGGCAGAGTACGCAAGACAAAGATACGAGGCAATGAAAGAATGAAACGTAAGTTTGTTGAAGCGTTCATGGATGTTGCCGAGCGATTCGCGCAACTGAGTACGGCAAAACGTTTACAAGTCGGCAGTATTATTGTGAAAAATAATCGCATTATTAGCATTGGTTATAATGGAATGCCTAGTGGATGGACCAATGAATGCGAAGAAGAATACCTCTATGAAGATGGTGGTCGAGAGTTTAAGAGTAAGCCAGAAGTACTTCATGCTGAGACAAACGCAATTGCAAAAGTAGCACAAAGTCCTGAGAGTTGTGAGGGCGCTACAATGTTCTGTACTCATACGCCATGTATTGACTGCGCTAAATTGATATACCAAAGCGGCATCAAAACATTGTATGTGAAGAACAGATATGAAGCAAGAAAAGGAAGTGGTCTAAATTTTTTAATTAAAAGCGGTGTAGAAGTTTTCATGGAGGACGATCATGAATAAGATTACCAAAGAGAATGTGATTCGTTGGGGTAAAATGGCACTAATCATGCCAATCGTTTTAGTCTGGGACACAACATTCTGGCTCGTAACTTTTCTTCAAAAGAATATGGAGAAGTTTGATGAGTGGGGCGGCAAACTAATTGAGGAGTTCATCGATGTCTAAACGTTATTTTAGAGTTACCCTTGCTGGCTACGGCGGTGAGTTTACCATGGGTCAAGTATCAGAAGAATTCTATGAGCGATGGAAAGACACTGATGACGATGAGCAGACACTAGGTGATTTTATCAATGATGTCGATTGGGAAGAAGGACTTGAGCAATACAATTCTCCTGATATGACTGAGCATGGTAACAATTCGTGGCATGAGTTTGATGAGTTGTCGCACAACTATGGTTGTTATAGTGATTCGTGGTACTATGTCGAAGAAGTTGATGCACCTGAACATAATGCAAAGATTTTATCTAATGAAGAACGCTATGAAATTAACGCTATGATCGGTTATGAACGTTACACTTGTTTCTCTGAGGACTATGTGACAGTTCCTGTTCTGATGTGTCACTCTGGAGAGAAAGGTCAGTTTGGTCATATCTTCGTTGAAACTGATGGTGATGATTTTGATCCTCAGAAGATGTCATTTCTAGCAGTTGAGTCAGACATGTGTGAACTCGTTGAAGGCGCACTGTACGATGGCCGACAACTCGACATCGAATACGACTGGTGCGATACAGTCGGCAAGAGTTTCTTCTGCGAACTTGGTAGGGTGAATCTCGACTGGCTTGATCCATACCCAGATGAAGCAACAATTAGTGAATATTACGATGATTTTTCATGAAAAAATGCTTGACAATGGGGCATAAATACAGTAAAATTAGTATTGTTCTGTTGAATTTTAGGAGTTTCCTATGAAAAAGTACTTAACTGCTGTTGTTGCCGCGCTGGCGCTGGGTGTGTCTGTCAATGCTTCAGCATGGGGCGATAAAGAGCAAGGCATTCTGATCGGCATTGCTGGCACTCTTCTGGGTCAAGAGTTGATTCAGAATCATCGTCATCATGGCGCGCATGGCTCTTATGGGTCACCAGCTCCTGTTTATATTCCTCGTGGTTACGGTACTCGTTATCTCGAAGGTGTTCGCGATGGATATAGCACTCGCATTCAGGCAGAGATCGAA